GCCTCGCCAAGCGCGACGCCGGCGACGAACCCACCAAATATCAACAGGCGCCCGCCATGCCTTTCTCGCCCGAAGACGTCCAGCAATTGGTCGAAGCCCTCAAGCCGACGATCCAAACGCTCGTCAGCGAAGCGATGCAAGCCGTTCAAAATCCCGAGCCGGATATGACCGGCCTGGATGATGACTTCGGCGGCGATGACCTGGCCTTCAGCGAGCCGGGCAACCTCGATCCGATGGC